ACTGCTGGTGCTGCTGCCACCGGGTCAAGTAGTCTATTTTCGTCGATTGCTGCCGACCCAACAGGAACTGCGCTATTAGTTGTTGCAGCAGTAGTTGTTGCAGATCAAATTTTAAGCGATCCGGATAAGAAAAATATTAAAGATTTTGTTACTAATCCGACTGACACAGTTGCAAGAGCATTTGGTTGGTAAAAATGAATATTAATAAGATAGCAGGAATTTAAAAATGGCAACAAATATAAACAGTTTAAATATACAAGATGCAACAGCAGCAGGCACTGCTGTATATGCCGGCGCACAATTAGTTGGATTTGGTATTGCAGAAATGCCACCTAATACAAAAATATATGTATATTGTAATGGTGTAAATATTACTTCTTTTTGTGCACCTAATACATCTGGTTCAAAAATAGGAGATACTATAACAACCAATTCTGCAGGTACAGCAGCCGGATGGTTGTATATTCCTAGTGATGACGGAGATTATAAATTTTTAATAGGAGAAATTTTATTAACATTCTCTGATAGCGCAGATGGTGTAGAAAAATCTAAATATATTTCAGAAACTATATTATATAATCATGGATACAACCTTGTAGACACTGAACAGGGTGGTACTATTTCTTTGAGACAAACTATAAAGTTTAGAACAGATCCTGTAGGTTCTTCTGCCGAAGCAAATAAAACATTATCAAGATTAGATCCTCTAGCACAAACTTTTATTGTTGATGGGGTAAAATATCCATATGGAATATATTTAACAGGAATAAATCTTTTTGTATATTCTAAAGATGAAACTTTACCAATAGGTGTAGAATTAAGACCAGTAACTGCAGGCAAACCATCAACAACAGAATACTTATCGGGTAGTTATGTACTACGAGCACCAAATGAAGTTAATACTTATGACAATGTAGCAAAAAATTGTTTGCCTACTCCTTTTACTTTTAATCATCCAATTTATTTACGCCCGGGCGAATATGCGTTTTGTGTGTTAACAAAGTCCGACAAATATCTATTATTGTCTGCAAAATCCGGAGATGGAAAAATAGTTAAACAACCATTTGCCGGACGTTTGTTTAAAGCGCAAAATACTGGAGATTGGGTAGGCGATAGTAATGAAGATTTAGCATTCCTCTTAAGAAAAGCTGCATTTACTACAGGCACCGTAACCATTGAAGCAAAAACACTGCCTATTACAAATGGGGTAACTTATAATAGATTAAGACTATTATCTACTGCTGTAAATTTTGGCGATGTTGGTTCTGCAACGTATAAAGCATCAACAACATTAGCCGGTTCTAGAACTAAATCCGATTTCAAAGAAATAACACCTGGAGTAAATTTTGATTTAAACGGAAGACAAATTTTAACTGAAGAAGGCGATTTGACAATACAACTGGAACTTACTACAAAATCAAAAGATATATCCCCAATGTTGGATCAACAATTACTTGCAGCTCAAGTATTTAGAACTAATATTACAGAATATTCCGAAGCAATTTCTGTTAGCGAATTGAAACCGAATCATGGTACCGCTACTTGCAGATATTTAAGTAAAGTTGTAGAATTGGCAGATGGATTTGATTCTACGGGGTTGGAAGTTAAAGTAAATGTTAACAGAAAAACTGGTACAGATATAGATGTATTTTGTAGAACATTATCAAGAAATGATACATCTGTTTCTAATGGTATATTTGATAGATACTGGAAAAAAATGCCTTTAGTATATCCTGTATCTAAAACTTTTGCAGGAACATCGGACACATTTTCTCAAGAAACTTACAGAATACTTGAACCAAATCTAGAATATACTGCAAATGCGGGACCTAATACTAATATAACTGCAAATTTTGAAGATTTTGCATACTATCAAGTTAAGGTGGTAATGTATTCTAGTGATCCTATAAATGTACCTAGATTAAAAAGCTTATCTGCGACATCGTTAATATAATGAAAGAATATTTACCTATAGAAAACGAATCTGGATATGTAAAAGATCCTTATTCTTCTGCTATCTTGTATAATGATTTATCTGGTCTTGCTGAAGTTAAACAAAAGAGAAAACAGACACGACAAATTTCAACCATGCAAGAGGAAATAAATATGTTGAAAGAAGAAATTATAAAAATTAAATCTCAACTTAACTTAAGTTAACCATGGCAACATCCAAAAATTTATCAAATATTAATATAGGTACTTCTCCCAATAGTGGAGATGGAGATCTATTACGAGACGCATTTATTAAAGTTAATTCTAATTTTAATGATACTTATAATAATGGACAATTTGTAGGATATGGTCAAGACCAAAAATTAATACCTGGTTATACATGGGATGGTGATAAAGATACTGGTATGTATCATGCATCATCGGGAGCTATTGGATTTTCTTTAAATGGTTTAGAATCATTATTATTGAACAATGATGGTACTATTAAATGGTTCAATAAACAATTAGCAACACAAGATTATGTTACTGCACAATTAACTTCTTTTACTGGAGGAATAAGTGGTGCAAATATTTCCGTGTCAACAGGATCGGGAAATGTTAGTGTAACTGTTAATGGTGTTCCTGTAGTATCTTCATTGCCAACAACAGGAAATTATCAAGGACGTATTGTATTTAATAATGGAGATGTTTGGATATATTCAAATTATCCTGCAGGAAACGGAACAGGATTACCTGCAGATTCTAGTATAGCAAGAGCTGCGGGTTCAGATTCAAGATGGGTTAGATTCAGAGGAGACCAAGCAGTATCAATTGGTTTGGTTCGTCCCCCAATTGCTGCAGAAGGAACTACATTCTACGAAACAGCAAATGCAAAAATATACATGTATTTGTCTGGTTCTTGGAAAACATTATCAAGTTTAATTACTTCAAGTTCCCCATCAGGATTAGAAGTATTAGTTTCATTGCCATCAGTAGGCGATGCTGGTAATTATTCTGGCAGAACAGTTATTGTAGGTTCTATTGCTTATATTTTTATAAGTGGTGCTTGGCAAACATTAAGCACATACGTAGGGTCAAATGCTGCAGTAGGCGGAGGAATTTCGTCAGGTATATTATTACCACCTACTGCAAATGTCGGCGAATTGTTTAGATTAACAATTGCATCGGGCGTATCTTTACCCGACTTATACATATACGATGGAGGTAATTGGCAAACTTTACCTCAATATACTGCAAATACGGGAACTGCAAGTATAAAAACACTTACAGGATTGCCTTTAGATGTTAGATATTATAATGCTGGCGATTTAATTATAGTAGGTGGGAAAACTTATATTTTAAATACTGCAAAAACAAGTTGGGATTTATTCACACCCGGCGCAAATACTACAGTAACAAATATAGTATTAAATGCAGGGCAAGTAGGTACAACCCAATTAGCAAACGCATCAATTACAAATATTAAATTAATAGCAAACAGTATTACATCTGATAAATTAGTAAACAATACTATTACAACTAGAGAATTATCTGATGGATCAGTAACAGATGCTAAGTTAGCAGCAAATAGTATTACTTCAGCAAAAATACAATCCGGAATAATAACCGGAAGAGAAATTGCAGGCAATTCTATTCCAGGTAATAGAATACAACTAGGAAGTATTACTTCAGATTTATTAGCTCCAGGGGCAATTGCAATTAGCAGAATAAATGCTAATACATTATCTGAACTATCTCAAAATGCAGGTACATTGACTTCGGGGGTATTAAAATCTTCTGACGGCAAAATGATGATAGATTTAAATAATAAGTTTATAAGAATTGAACTATAAAAATGGCGACTAATGTTTTTTACGCAGGAAATCTATATAAAACATCCGGAGAGCCTGTAGTATCTATATTCAATAATCCATATACAACAGAAGATGATTCCCCGTTGTTTGAAAGACATCGCTATATAGATAGAATTTATTTTGATTCTAGATTTGATTATTTGAATATCAATTATCAAATAGATGTCACTGTTCCTTTTCCTGCGGTATCCGCCGGAGGATCTGGAGAAACAATAACTACTATAGCTTATCACGATTTTGGATATCCTCCTGTTGCTATATTATTAGATACTGATACTCGAGAAGTTGTAACTAATGGTAGTTATATTCATATAGTAAATTTTTCATCATATCGTACTATATCTTTTTTAATGGATTCTACAAAATTTTATGTGAAACAACAATATTCTAATACATTAGATAATTTGCCTGCTATAACAAGAAGATATTCAATAATAGCCTTTAGCACTACTGCGCAAACTCCTTCTTAATATGGCAAACGTATATCTATTAAATTTATCCGATAATCAAGTAACACTAGGTAATGTTTTTGATTCTTCAAAAAGTTATATAGTAAAAGATACATTAGATTATCAATCTAGAACATTTGCTTTTACTAAAGTATTATCCTCTCCATCTTTAAGAGTATACAGAGAACCTATACGAGGGATATTATTAAATGCGTATGCCGACAGAGAAATGCGAGAACAGGTTCCTTCCGATGGTCCAGTATCAGGGCCATTTATAGAAAATTATTCATACACTGGAGAATTAAGAACTGATACATTTGTTAATTTATTATTAATAGATAAACCTCCTGTAAGAACAGGATTTTTTAAGTTTAGTATCGGAACAGTTTCTTTTACTGGTATAGTAAGACAAAGGATTCCGTATGTACATTATGATTGGGAAAGAAATGGTTCTAAATACGAGTATATTAGAAAATCAGATGATTTGGGATATGCCATAGAGATAAGTAAAAATTTATTATATACTGCTGTAACTAATACCAATGGTACTACTTATACTCCTACAAATTTGAATTTCTTTTTAAAAAATCTAAACGGCGGAGAAGAAATAACATCTTTTGCCACTACAGATAATCCGAATTCATATTTACAAAGTATACCTGGAGCAAATGCGAAAATATCTGGAGCATTGCCTGAAAGTATATTTTATATCTCTCCTGAATATGCATTAAGATATATTGCAAGTTATCCAGATTTAATTGCATCTTATGGAACAAATTATGCACTAGGGCAATCTCATTATGCAAGGTATGGTGCGGTTGAGGGTAGAATTATTTCTTTTGATCCTATAGTGTATTTAAATAAGTATCAAGATTTAAGACAAACATATGGATATGATACATATAGAGCAACTATACATTATATAACAATTGGGTATTATGAGGGCAGAACATTAGATTTGTCTAGTGGATTCAACCCTCTAACTGGAGGATTATATGATGAAAGAAATTATTCTATATCATTAACAAATAAGAATATAATTTGGCCTGTAGGTAAAACATCTACGGCTAAAGGAAAACAATTTACATACAAATATGGAACAACTTCCTATTATGTAGGAGCAGCTTTAGATTTTGAAAGTAATGTCATATATTTGAAAGTACAATAATGGGAATATCTTTAAACACATCTAATGCATTTACTATTACCGATAGTTTAGGTAATACTAAATTTTCTTTAGATTATAGAATGCCTCATATTATTCATAATATATCAAGCACCTATATTGAGATTCCTAAAATGTTTAAGCCCGGAGTAAATTCTGATACTCAAAATATAGACAGAGTAGATGAGATTGCGGTGCTGGCAAATACGCATATAACAAGTAATCTTCAAGATAGTATGATATTACCGTTTTTTAAAATTAGCGGAGGATATGCAGATACTAATTCTAAAATTGTTAGCGGAACAGGATCTGTAGTTTTAAGAAGAATTGTACAAGCAACATCCAGAGAACTCTTAGGAACATCCATTCTGAATATTGTTCAAGAAAATGACCAATTAAAATTAGTATGTAATCAGCAATTAGATAGATCAGGATTTGCTAATTATAATGGAGATGATGAAATTTATATTTCATACAGAATATACTACGGAAGATTTAGATAAAATGGCAACAATAAAAAATTTAATTATTGACCAAGGCACTACTTTTGTAGCAAATACTACCTTTGTTTCTGATAGTGGTACTATTTTAGATTTAGCAGGTTATACAGTAACAGGTCAATTACAAAGAACATATCAATCTGCAAATGTTACTGCAAGTTTTAATACTACAATAACTAATAATACTACGGGATCAATACAAATACAACTAGCATCAAATGTAACTGCTAATATATCTGCAGGTAGATATGTATATGGAATATTTGGAAAAAATGGAGATTTTACTATAAAGATAAATGAAGGTATTGTTACTGTAAATCCAAGTACACTAGCAACCGGTCGGCGCTAAGGAATAAATATACAAAAGGATAACAAATGGCACTAATAACAACTAGAGAACAATTAAAAGATTATTGCCTAAGACGATTAGGTGCGCCTGTTATTGAAATAAATTTAGATGACGATCAAATTGAAGATCGTTTAGATGATGCTTTTCAATTCTATAGAGAATATCATTATGATGCTGTAGAAATGGTTTATCTAAAACATGAAATTACTTCAACTGATATAGCAAATCAATATATTCCAGTGCCCGATAGTGTAGTCGGGGTAAGTAGAATGCTTCCTTTTACTAATAGATCAGATGGAACAAATATATTCAGTATCAGATATCAATTATTAATTAATGATTTATATAGTTTAATGTCTACAAATTTGATTTATTATGCTCAGGTTAAAACAGAGTTAGAATTAATAAACCAATTACTTACAGGAATTAAACCTGTAAGATTTAATAGACATATGAATAGACTTTATATGGATATGGATTGGACAGGCGATGTGGATGTAGGTACATTCATTATTGTAGAATGTTACAGAATATTAGATCCAGAAACATATCGAGATGTTTATAATGATATGTTCCTTAAAAAATACGCAACAGCATTGCTAAAACGTCAATGGGGTGAGAATCTTAAGAAGTTTTCAGGTATGCAATTACCTGGCGGAGTAACAATTAATGCGGATGTAATCTATCAAGATGCATTAGCTGAGATAGATAAGATTGAATCTGAAATGCAATCTAGATTCGAGTTACCTGTAGATATGTTCACGGGATAAAATTAAGTATTTAATTAACCGGGACACATAGAAGATGATAACACCGAGTCAATAGGAAGTCAATACAATTATGGCTACTGTTAATCCATATTTTCAATCTGGTAGATCAATAGGAAGAGCTTCTGAACAAAATCTGTACGAAGATCTGATAATTGAATCCATGAAGATTTATGGGTTCGAAGTATATTATTTACCTCGATCAGTTTCGAATCCCGATTTAATCTTAACAGAAGATCCTACAAACAAATATGAACACGCATTTCCAATTGAAATGTATCTTCAAGAAGTGGATGGGTTTGCTGGCGATGATGAATTAATTTCTAAGTTTGGTTTGGAGATTAGAAACTCTGCAAACTTTGTAGTATCAAGACGCAGATGGTCAGATGTTGTAGGATCAACTAACACTTCTGTTTTGAGTACTAGACCTACAGAGGGAGATATAATTTACTTTCCCCAAACGCAATCTTTATTTGAGATAAGAAAAGTCGATAGTCAAATTCCATTTTTTCAAGCAGGCAAATTATATACATATAAAATGAATTGCGAATTGATACAATTCTCAAATGAAATTTTTGATACAGGTGTTGCGGAAATAGATAACATAGCTGCATCTTTTGGAAGAACAATAGAAAATTTCGACATATTATTAGAATCAGGAGACTCCTTGTTATTAGAAACAACTTCTTTAACTCCATTAGTTAATGAAAGCTATACTGTAAATAATGATATTGCAGCTGCGGATAATGAAACTTTTACTGCGGAAGCAGACAATGTATTGGATTTTTCTGAAAGAAATCCTTTCGGAGAGGCATATAGATAATGTTAGATCAAAAATTTTACTGGGGAACTATACGAAAAGCAGTTGTTGCTTTTGGTAATATGTTTAATAATATTACTATAGATCGCAAAGATGCGAATGGTAGTATTATTCAAACAATCAAAGTACCATTATCGTATTCTCCGAAACAAAAATTCTTAACAAAGATAAGACAACACCCTAATGTGGATAATCAGAATTTACAAGTTATTGTTCCTCGTATGGGGTTTGAAATGGTATCTTTAGATTATGATCCTAACAGAAAAATTGCACCTATACAACAATCAAGAACAATTAATAGTAGTACATCGGCAAGCGCTCAGTATGCTCCGACACCGTATAATATTAATATGCTACTTTATATTTACGTGAAGAATCAAGATGACGGTTTACAAATTGTAGAACAAATATTACCATACTTTAATCCTGATTATAATCTTACACTTAAAGCTATTCCAGAATTAGATATTAAAAATGACCTTCCTATTCTTTTAAACTCCATTGGGTTTGAGGATGACTATGAAGGGGACATGACTACAAGAAGATCTATTATTTGGACAATGAATTTTATAATGAAACTTAATTTTTATGGTCCTGTTAATAAACAAGGCATAATTAAAAAGGTTATATCTACTACGTATAATGATGAAAATTTAAATGTAATACTACAAAAAATATCTGCCACCTCAAGTGCAAATGCTACACCTACAAGCGATTATACTTACATAGATACTTTTGAAGATTTTTAATTATGAAAAATTTAGAAAATTTGAATAATCTTTTTAATATTGATCCTATGGAGGAAACTTCAACAGCCATTCAACCTTTGCCTGAAAATTTAAATGGTAATAAGGAAATGGATCAAGAAGAGGATTATCAATTAGCTCGTCAAACGATGCGTAAGTTATTACTTAAGGGCGAAGATACTTTAGATACATTAATTGAATTATCTAAAAGTTCTGAGCATCCAAGAACATATGAAGTTGCTGGGCAATTCATGAAAACTTTATCTGATGTATCTAAAGATTTAATGGGTCTGCAAAAACAAGTTAAAGATTTAAAAGCAGATGATCCTGTAAAAATAGGAACACAAAATAATAATGTTGTGTTTGCTGGCTCTACGAATGAGCTAATGAAAATGCTAGGCAAAAAAGATGACAACATCATCGACCAGTAAAAAATTATCTTATAATGGTAATCCCAATCTAAAACAGATTGGTACGGTTATCTCTTATTCTGCAGAACAAGTTAAAGAAATAATTCGTTGTTCTCAGGATCCTATATACTTTATAGAACAATATTGCCAAATTGTTTCTTTGGATAAGGGCCTAATACCATTTAAATTATACGATTGTCAAAAGAAAAAAGTATTAACCATATTGAATAATCGTAAGGTTATTCTAATGGAAGGCAGACAGCAGGGAAAGACCATTACTTCTGCTGCTTGTATACTTTGGTACACTTTATTTCAATCAAATAAAACTGTTGCTATTCTTGCTAACAAATCCTCCGCTGCTAGAGAAGTTCTTTACAGATATGAGATGATGTATGAAATGCTTCCGATCTGGATGCAGCAAGGTGTAAAAACATTCAACAAGGGCGATATAGAATTAGAAAACGGATCTAGAGTATTTACTGCAGCAACAAGTTCTTCGGGTATTCGAGGTAAATCTGTAAATTGGCTGTACATTGACGAAGCGGCAATTATTCCAAATAATGTTGCTGAAGATTTCTTTACATCTGTTTATCCAGTTGTTTCTGCAGGTGAAACTACAAAGATTCTTTTAACTTCTACTCCACTTGGATATAATCATTTCTGGAAATTCTGGAATGAAGCAGAACAGGGATTAAACGGATTTGTTCCTATGTTTATTCCTTACAGTGAGATTCCTGGTAGAACTGAAAAATGGGCGGAAGAACAAAGAGCATTATTGGGCGAGCTTAAGTTCAACCAAGAGGTTTTATGCAGATTCTTGGGATCATCTAATACACTTATCAATCCTGATACTATTGGAAGAATGTCAGTCAAACCATATGTTTACAGTAAAGATGGTTTAGATGTGTTTGACGAACCGGAAGAAGAAAAAGTTTATATGTTGGTAGCGGATACCTCGCGTGGAGTTGGTGGGGATTACTCCGCATTTGCAGTCATGGATATTACCGCGTATCCCTTTAAAGTTGTTGCGAAGTATAGAAACAATAAAATAAGCCCCCTTCTTTTTCCGAATATAATATATAAAGTAGCCAAGGATTATAACAAAGCTTATTGTTTAGTTGAGATTAATGATAACGGGCAACAAGTAGCGGATACTTTGTATATGGATTTGGAATATGAGAATGTGTTCTTTGTCGGAAGTAATAGTAAATCAGGGCAATTTTTATCTGGCGGATTCTCCCAGGGAGCGACTCTTGGGGTTAGAACCACTAAACAAGTAAAACGATTAGGGTGTACCTCATTTAAGAGTTTGGTTGAAGGTACGAAATTATTAATACACGACCCAGATATTATTAACGAAATATCCACATTCATTGAAGTCCGCGGAAGTCATAAAGCAGATGAGGGATATCAGGACGATTTAGTTATGTGTTTGGTCTTATTCTCATGGGCCACTAACGAATCATTCTTTAAGGATTTAACAGACTCAAATCTCAGAAAAGCTCTATACGAAGAACAGTTCAAACAGATTGAAGAAAATCTTACTCCGTTTGGTATTATAGATACGGGAATTCCCGAACACGAAGCTCCGCAGATTATGTCGGATGCTATTTGGTTTAATGTTGGTTCAAAATCTCAAGATGAAATACAAGAATTACAAAGAAAATTCCTTGAAAATGTCTAAAAGACTATAATTATAAATAAATAGAAATCAAATTATAGACGCATCTATAAAATTATCAAGGAGAAGAAGATGGCATTTCAGCTTTCACCTGGCGTTGTAGTAACCGAAGAAGATAGAACAACCTTTGTTCCTTCCGTTGCAACCACTGCAGGAGCGTTTACAGGCGCTTTCCAATGGGGCCCTGTGGAAGAAGTTACGACCGTAGATTCGGAAAGTTCTTTAGTAAGTACTTTTGGTAGACCAAACGACACAACTGCGGGATATTTCTTTACCGCAGCAAATTTCTTGTCATATGGAAACAATCTTAAAGTTGTTCGTGTTGTAGATAAATCAACATCAAGAAACGCAGTTTCTACCCCCACAGGAATAATCACAGGAATTACCTTAGCTACAGATGTGGGTGGTCCAACTAATGTAACAACTACCACATTCTTAACAGCATCAAATATTAATGTTATTATTGAAAATCCAATTGCTGGCGGAACACAGGCTACTGCAAATGTTGTTTTAGAAACAACAGGGAATGTTGCAAAATTACTTATCAATAATGCAGGACAAGGATATAATACTGCGCCAAGCTTATCGTTTGAAGCAGCGGCAGGTGGTACTGGAACTACCGCAACTGTTGCACTAGGGTCAGGGGCTCTTGCAAATATTTACGTTATAGATGGCGGTAATAATTATACATCCACATCTAATGTGGTAATTCAAAATCAAGCAGCAACCGGTGCAAGAGCAAATCTAGTTGTTAGATATAAATTGATACAAGTAGGTGTGGCAAACGGCGGGACAAATTATGGGCCACAAGCAAATATACAATTTAGCGGAAATATTGCAGAAAATGGGACACATGCTACAGCATCGTTAGTTCTAAGCGGAGGAAATACAATAACAGGTATTGTAATTACTAGTATGGGTTCAGGATATATATCTACTCCCAATGTAATTATTAATAGAAGAGATGGAAATACTGGTTCTGACGCTTCTGTTGTAGCAAATATAGGACATGGTTATGTTGATAGCGTAGTAATTGATAATACTGGTCCCGGCGGATATAGTTATCAGCCAATTCTTACAGTTAACAGAAATAATAGTTTAGGTGGCGCAAATGCTGCGTTACAATCTCGTATCAATAGCGGCATTGCAAGTGTAACTTTAGTAGATACAGGTTCTGGGTATATTAGAAATCCTAATGTAACTGTTACACCTGCCACATCTGACATTGGATTTATTACTACAAATGCAGATATATTAGCAGTAGTAGAATATTTAATTGACAGTGTAAATCTAATTAATCCTGGTACAGGATATGGTTCTGCTCCTACAGTTACAGTTAGTACAGTTGCAGGATTTAGTACTCCTGCAAATGCAACAGTTACATCAAATCCTACACTAATTACAAATCGAGATTTTTATCAGGCAACTTATGAAAATGGATCTGCAACAGTTGGAGAATTTGCTGCTAAGTATCCCGGAGAATTAGGAAACTCTATTAGAGTTTCAATGGCGGATTCTAATACATTTAGCACATGGCAATATGCTGCTAATTTTGATTCTGCTCCAGGAACATCTGCATACGTTTCTGGTAAGAGTGGATCGTTGGACGAGATGCACGTTATTGTTGTGGATTCAAATGGAACTTGGTCAGGTACATCTGGTTATGTACTTGAAAAATTCTCATTCTTATCTAAAGCATCTGATGCTAAAAATTCCGATGGATCAACCAATTATTACAGAGACGTAATTAATAATCAATCTAATTATGTTTGGTGGATGGATCATCCTTCACAAGGTACAAACTGGGGAACATCTGGTTCAAATAAAACATTTGCAGTATTAAGTTCTGCAGTTACAAATACTTTATCCGGCGGGGTTTCTTCAGATAGTGTTTCTTCAGGAAATGTATCAATTGGATATAATCTTTTCTCTAATGACGAATTGTATGATGTTAGCTTAATCCCAATGGGACCAACTACAGATGTATCAGTAGTTAATAGCGTTATTGGCATTGCGTCAACCAGACGAGATGCTGTAGTATTTGTATCACCTCCATACACTTCAGTTGTTAATTCTACAACTCCTGCAGATAATATTGTTTCTTACAGAAATACTTTAACAGATTCTTCTTATGCTGTTTTAGATTCTGGTTGGAAATATCAGTACGATCGTTATAACGACAAATATCGTTATGTTCCATTGAACGGGGATATTGCAGGTCTTGCAGCAAGAACAGATTACATTGCAGATCCTTGGTTCTCTCCTGCGGGATATAATAGAGGTGTTATTAAGAATGTAGTTAAATTGGCATATTCTCCATCCAAGACAGATAGAGATACATTGTACAAGAAGGGTGTAAATCCTGTAGTAACATTCCCAGGACAAGGAACATTGCTGTTTGGTGATAAAACTCTACAATCAAGACCAAGCGCATTTGATCGTATTAACGTACGTAGATTGTTTATTGTTCTTGAAAAAGCAATTTCTACAGCATCTAAATTCCAGTTATTTGAATTTAATGATCCATTTACTCGCGGACAATTTAGAAACCTTGTAGAACCATTCTTAAGAGATGTACAAGGTCGCAGAGGTATTACAGACTTTAAAGTTGTTTGCGACGAAACAAACAACCCAGCTTCTGTAATTGATGGAAATCAATTTGTTGCAGATATTTACATCAAGCCTGCAAGATCGATTAACTTTATCCAGTTGAACTTTATAGCTACAAGAACTGGCGTATCTTTCGAAGAAGTAGGCGCATAACAGGAGAATAATAAAAATGGCAATACCATTTAATGTAGAACGATTTAAAGCAGAACTTACAAACGGCGGCGCAAGACCGAATCAGTTTGCAGTTCAAATGACCTTCCCTAACTATGTTTCGGGAAGAACTGCTGCTCTTGCAAAGGCGCCCTTTTTAGTTAGTGTTGCGGAATTACCAGGACAAACCATCGGGGTTGCTCCAGTTTATTATCGCGGACGATTAGTTAAAATGGCAGGCGACAGAGAGTTTGCTCCATTTAACTGTACAGTTCTAAACGACTCAGGATTTACTATTAGAACAGCCATTGAACAATGGATGAACGGAATAGAAGATCTTGCTAACAAGACAGGTGCTTTACAACCAGCCACATATCAAACAGATATGTTTGTTTCCCAATTGGATCGTAATGGCGCAGTTCTAAAACAATATAAATTATTAGGAGCCTTCCCTGTAGACTTGGGAGCAGTTGCGTTAGATTTTGGATCCAACGATCAGTTGTCGACATTTGGTGTATCATTCCAGTATCAATCTTTTGAATTCTCTAATAATCCAGCACAACAATTGGTCGACGCATTAACATCATTAGGTTAATTTTAAAAAGTGAATTAAATTATGGCAATTAAACTATTTGGCTTTACTATTGGTAGAGAGGATGAAGAACCTCCTATAGACAGAAAACTACAGGGGTTTGCCACGCCTGTTGCTGACGATGGAGCATCCACTGTACAAGCGGGTGGATATTTTGGAACGTATGTTGATTTAGATGCAACCGCAAAATCTGAATATGATCTTATTACCAGATATCGCGAATGTGCAATGTATTCAGATACATCTGCAGCAATAGATGAAATATTAACTGAAGCAATTGCTGCTATAGACGATGAGGCTGTAGTACAAATTAATTTAGATAGATTAGATATTCCTGACGATATTAAAGATACTATCCTTGATGAATTTACTGCATTGATGAAAATGATTGAATTTGATACCAAAGGATTTGATTATTTTAAAAGATGGTACATAGATGGTAGATTATACTTTCAAAAGATCGTAGATACTAAAAATCCTAAACGTGGTATTTTAGAGACGATAGTGTTAGATCCAAGGAAAATAAAGAAGATACGTGAAGTTAAGAAAGAAAAAGATAAAGATAGTGGCGTAGAGATTATTAAGTCTGTTGAAGAGTATTTCTTATACAATGAAAAAGGTATCACTTATAATCCAGGATTTACTACACATGCTGCGAATCAGGGCATAAGAATTTCTTTAGATGCTATTACATTTGTACCTTCGGGTATAATGGATTTGGATAAGAATGTAGTTTTAGGTCAATTGCATAAAGCAATTAAACCTGTGAATCAATTAAAGATGATGGAAGATTCTTTAGTTATTTACAGATTGGCAAGAGCACCTGAGAGAAGAATATTTTATATAGATGTGGGCAATTTACCAAAATTGAAAGCAGAGCAATATTTAAAAGATATTATGGCTCGCTATAGAAATAAGATTGTTTATGATTCCAGTACTGGAGAAGTTAGAGACGATCGTAAATTTATGTCTATGTTGGAAGATTTTTGGTTGCCTAGAAGAGAAGGCGGCAGAGGTACAGAAATTACTACATTGCCTGGCGGCGAAAACTTAGGTCAGATTGACGATATTAATTATTTTCAAACTAAATTATATCAGGCATTAAATGTTCCGTTATCAAGAATGCAACCCCAAACAGGTATATCGTTTGGCAGAGCAACAGAGATTACTAGAGATGAATTAAAATTTGCTAAATTTGTCGGCAGACTCAGAGTAAAATTTAATGAGCTATTCAATGATTTGTTAAAAACTCAGTTGTTGTTAAAGGGTGTTTTAACAGAAAAAGATTGGAACTCAATAAAGAATGAAATAGATTATCGATATGCTCAGGATCAGTATTTTGAAGAAATGAAAAATGCTGAGAATTTGAGAAACAGAATTGATCTGTTGAATCAAATTCAACCTTTTGTTGGCGCATATTATAGCCAAGCATATGTTATGAAAAATATTTTGAGAATGTCGGATAAAGAAATGAAGGAGATGAAAGCTCAAATAGAGACAGAACCTCCACCGCCACCGATAGGAATGCCTGGCATGCCGCCTGGTCAATTGCCTCCTGGGCAGGAACCTCAGCAATAAATAAATAATGATTATAGGAGAAGTTATGGAATCAACAGTTATACAATCTATGGTAGACAGCATCATTAATAATCAACAGTCAGATGCTGTTGAAAAATTTAATGAAATCATTGCAAGTAAAGTGTCGGATGCGTTAGAAGCAAAGAAACAGGAAGTTGCAACTTCTATAGGAACAGAAAAAGAACATGAAGAAGTTTAACGAGCTTAGAGAACAGTATTTAGAAGAAAAGCTAAAGGCATCTGATCCTGCCGGAACGTACATTCACGACTTTGTACATTCTGACAATCCAAGATTTGCAGGCAAATCTAAAGCTAAACGTATTCAAATGGCGTTGGCTGCTTCTTATGCTGCTAAGGGAAAATCTCGTAATGAAGAAGTTGAACAACAAGATGAAGGAATTCTAGGAGCAATTGGAAAAGCAGTAGGCGGGGCAGTAAAAACTGTAGCTTCTGCGGGCAGATCTTTAGCATCGGATGTTGCTAAACCTATAGTACAAAATACTGTTCCTAAATCAATACAAACTACCGGTAGTTCTAGCACTACTAATTCTAATACTAATACGTCAACAAAACCTGCAAAACCTGTTAAGTTGAAAACTGAAGAAACAGAACAGATTGATGAATTAAAAAAATCAACTCTTGGATCATACGTCAAGAAAGCAACATCCGGAATGTCCGGTATTGCAATTAACGCACATCAAGCTGGAGGTGCAGCGCCAGGATCTAAAGAAAGAAAGACTTTCTTAACTAAGGCCAATAAACGTATTGCTGGTGTTGATAAAGCAATCAACCGTTTAAGCAAATAAGAGGAAGACATGGCAACAATAAGAACAATACTTAAAAAAGTTAGACAACAAGCAGTTGTAAAAATAGTTGGTGATGGTCAAGCAAATATTACAAGTGCAGATCTTGCTATTGCCGATGAAACTATAGATCAACCAAATGTCCAAATGAATATTACTGGTGTAATGTGGTCTACTCCTGGCTCTATTCCTATTGTTGTTTCTCGCGGCGGTACAGCAATACTATATCTTAATGGAAATGATAACTGGTCTATGACTCAAACAATGGGATTCTCAGATACAGCTAATAATAACGCTAATATATTTGTTGCAATGCCGGCGAATTCTTTAGTATATTTTACTATTTCAAAGCCTGCTGGTTTTATTGAGCCAGACCAACAAACTAAGAAGTAAGGAATTTTAATGAGATTAATTAAAGAAGTTGCACAAGATTTAAAATACCTTGTAGAAGAGAAACAAGGTGGTGGTAAGAACATTTTTATCGAAGGTATTTTTGCACAAGCAGAAAAACCAAATAGAAATAACCGTTCTTACGGTAAAGGTATAATGGAACGCGAAGTAACTAAGTACCAATCACTTATCGGCGAAAAACGTTCATTGGGAGAATTAGGACATCCTGAAAATCCTTCGATTAATTTACATCAAGTTTCCCATCTAATTACCGGCCTAAAAATGGAAGGTAATGATGTATACGGCAAAGCTAAAATCTTAGATACGCCAATGGGAATTATTGCTAAAAACTTAATAGAAAATGAAGTTCGTTTAGGCGTATCAACTAGAGGTCTAGGATCGTTAAAAATGAACTCAAACGGAATCAACGAAGTGCAAGATGACTTTCATCTAGCAACCGTAGATATTGTTGCTGATCCTTCTGCGCCGGATGCCTTTGTGCAAGGTATTATGGAAAATGTAGAATGGATTTGTGAGAATGGTATTTGGAAAGCAACACAAATTGAGGCTGCACAAAAAACAATTAAGAAGGCTTCTGCCAAGGAATTGGACGAAGTTAAATTAAAAATATTTGAACAATTCGTAAATCAATTGTCTAGGTAACTAGAATTATAAATATTGATTGAGTATATTCATACATTTAGGAGACACTAATGTCAGTAGAAAGTAAAGTTAAGGAATTGCTAGAACGCGTAACAGCTAAAGCTTCTTCTTTAAATGAAGAAGCTGGGCCTATGGTACCGACAAAGCCAAAAGATTCCACAATCAAACCTGCCAATGCTGGCGATAGTGGCAATCCCAAGCAAGGCGACTCTCAAGAAGCAAGTCACGAAGACCGTGATGAAAAAGATGCTAACCAAGGATCTATTACTGCAAAAGGTATTTCTAAAAATACTATTGCAATGAAGGGCCCTGTAGGCGATGCACCTAATTTCACCACTGTACAGAGTTTGTCTTCTATCCCTCAGAACACCGGTAATCATATGCAACACGGTGAAGAAACAGAATCAGATGAAAATCTAGAAGTTGTTTCGGAAGAGGAAGAAACCGAAGAAGAAACAATTGAAGCTCAAGAAACAGTTGTTGAGCCAATTGATTTATCTCCAATCTTCGGTGAAGGCCTATCAGAAGAATTCAGAGAAAAAGCTACAGCCATTTTTGAAGCAGCAGTTATTGCTCGCGTAAATAACGAAATGGAAAAAGTAGCAGCTTCCTTAGAAGAAAAATATGCAGAAGAATTTGATGTATATAAGGAAGGCGTAGTAGAAAAAATCGATTCATATCTTAACTATGTAGTTGAGAATTGGATGGAAGAAAATAAATTAGCGATAGAAAATGGTCTTCGTACAGAAATCGCAGAAGATTTTATGTCGGGACTTAAGGCTCTCTTCAAAGAACATTACATTGAAGTGCCTGAAGAAAAATATGATGTAATAGGTGATTTACAAGGTAAAGTAACAGAGTTGGAAGAAAATCTAAATAGTCAGTTGGCAAATAATATTGGTTTGAATACTGAAGTAACAGATCTTAAAAAGAAACTTATCATTAAAGAAATGACTAAAGATCTAGCAGATACTGAAGTAAACAAATTAACAAAACTTCTAGAAGGTGTAGAGTTCGATAATTCCGATATCTACAAGGAAAAAGTTTCCGTTATCAAGGAAAATTATTTCCCTCGCGAATCAGTTGTTAAAGAAACAGCTAAGCAAGCTCTAATAGAAGAAACTGGCACACAACCTGAATATTCAGGCAACGATGTTGTTTCATCTTATGCACAGGCCTTATCAAGAACAATCAAAAGACAATAACTTATAAATAAGTAATAAGTTATCCAAATTTAAACAAGGAGACATTAAATGTTTTTATCAGAAAATGCACAACAAAAATGGGCAGCAATTTTAGATCATCCCGATCTAGCTCCTATTAAAGATTCATATAAGCGTCAAGTAACAGCAGTGTTGCTTGAAAATCAGGAAAGATCTTTGAGAGAAGAGCGTCAAGCACTTTTCGAAACACCTGCAAACAACATTCAAGCCACAAGCGGTATTGACAAGTACGATCCAATCATGATTGGTCTAGTACGTCGTGCAATGCCTAACCTAATGGCATATGACATTTGCGGTGTACAACCTATGACTGGCCCAACAGGCTTGATCTTCGCAATGAGATCAATGTATGGTTCAGAGCGTAATAACACCTCAACTCGTAAAGAAGCATTGTACAATGAAGCAAATACTTCATTCTCAAGCTCAATGCAAGATGCTACAGGTAACAACCCAGTATTTGGAACATACAACACTGGTAATGCTACAATGACAGCTTCAATGGAAGCTCAAGAGAATTTTGGTGAAATGTCATTCTCAATTGACAAGACAACAGTTACTGCTAAGAGCAGAGCATTGAAGGCAGAATACACTGTTGAATTGGCACAAGACTTGAAAGCAATTCACGGTCTTGACGCAGAGGCAGAATTATCAAATATTCTATCTCAAGAATTCATGTTTGAGATCAATCGCGAAGTTGTTCGTACAATCTACAAAGTTGCTAAGAATGGTTCACCTTCAACCGCAACCGCTGGTACATTCGACTTAGACGTTGACTCCAATGGTCGTTGGTCTGTAGAACGCTTCAAAGGTCTATTGTTCAATATTGAACGTGATGCTAACCACATTGCACAAGACACAAGAAGAGGAAAAGGTAACTTCATCGTTTGCTCTGCAGACGTTGCAAGTGCATTAGCTATGTCTGGTGTTCTAGACTATACCCCAGCTCTTTCTACAAACTTGAATGTAGACGATACAGGCAATACATTCGCAGGCGTTCTAAATGGTCGCTTCCGTGTTTATATTGATCCATATTCTGCAAACCTAGGAGCTGCTAATCAGTTCTACATGGTTGGTTATAAGGGTTCTTCTCCTTATGACGCAGGTATGTTCTATTGCCCATATGTACCTCTACAAATGGTTCGTGCAATTGATCCTAACAGCTTCCAGCCAAAGATTGGCTTCAAGACACGTTATGGTTTGATTGCTAACCCATACGTTACATCTAGCGACTCTTTATCAGACGCAGATGCTGACAGATTTACCGCAGGACGTAACCAGTACTATCGTAAGACTAAGGTTATCAACCTAATGTAATCAACCGACATTAAGATCGGACTTTAAGGGGGAAGCAATTCCCCCTTTTTTGTCTTTGCACAGGCTATAAATATAATGTAGAGTAAAAGGTTTAAAATGGCATTCACACAAAATATTAATTTAATACAAGAAAGTTCTGTTAGTTCGTTATCCAAAACATACGATTTCTTACGACCAAACGCTTTCAAATTTAGTATTAAAGATTTGCCCACTACATCGTTTACTTGTCAATCTGCAAATCTCCCTGATTTACAATTAGGGTTTGCAATACAACCTACCCCGTTTGTTGATGTTCCTACAATAGGAGATAAAATAAATTTCGGGGATTTTACTATTAGATTTTTGATAGCAGAAGATATGTCCAATTACATTGAATTATATCGTTGGCTTATTGCTCTTGGGTTCCCAGACAATTATAATCAATTCTCAACCTTTGCGAAAAACAGACCAAGCAGTTTTCCTTTTGTAACAAAAACAAATGGAAAGTCTGATATTTTGGCTTACTCGGATGGATTATTGACTATTTTAGACTCGACAAATAACCCTAAAGTAAATATAATATTTAAAAATCTTTTCCCTATATCATTACAGGCCCTTGATTTTGACATTGCGTCACAAAGCGTAGAATATTTTACAGCGATAGCATCGTTCAAATATACTATTTTCGAAGTAGAACCCTTATAATATAACTTGGAGTTATTATGGATAAAAATAAAAAAGTAATTAAACCTATGGCCCTACCTAAAATTCCTTCTTTGCCGAAGGTACCTGGTACGCCAACCGCAGAAACTCCTGCGGCACCTGGTCAACAAAAATTAGAAGTTAAACTTGAGGATTTGCGAAAAGAAAAAATCTTTATTGCAACTCCTTGCTATGGCGGACAATTGACTGAGGCATATTTTAGATCAACAATTCGTTTGTTAACATTCTGCAATCAACATCAAATTCCAATTGCATTTGGTACAATTGCAAATGAGTCTCTTGTTACTCGTGCTCGTAACGTATTGGTTGCTTATTTCCTACAAAGCGACTTTACCCGTTTAATGTTTATTGATGCGGACATTGAATTCCAAGTTGAAGATGTAATTAAATTAATTGCACATAATAAGGAAGTTGCAGTAGGTGCATATCCTAAGAAGGGTGTTAATTGGCAACGTATTCGTGAAAGTGTTAAACAAACAGATCAGCCTTTTGACGACAAAGCAATTGCATCATTCGGTAGCGATTATGCCATTAACTTTAAATTCATAAATCGTGAAGCAAAACAAATTGCAATCGAGAATGGTCTAATTCGTTTGCATGACGGCGCAACAGGCTTCATGATGATTAAGCGTGAAGTAATTCAGAAGATGATTGAGAAGTATCCTGAATTGAAATATAACAATGATTTGAATACTCCTCCAGAGTTGAATCCTCATTTCTACGCATTCTTTGATACAATGATTGATCCGAAGGATAAGCGTTATTTGTCTGAAGATTATACCTTTAGTCGCAGATGGCAAGACATCGGTGGCGAAATTTGGCTTGATCCTTCAATCTCATTGAATCACTATGGTTCGTTTAATTTCCAAGGTAATCCTCAGCAAATTATTCAAATAGGTTAATTTAAATAATATATTATGAAATTATCAGATCTACAAGATTCCTGGAAGGATGATTGTAAAATTGATGAAATGAATCTTGGACGTGAATCGGCTAGAACTCCTACCCTTCACGCCAAGTATTTAAATTATCTATCGTCCACTCGTCTTAATCTTCGTAAAACCGAATCCGATTATTTAAATTGCCGTCGTAAGAAATATAAGTATTATCGCGGCGAAATGACTAAGCAAGAATTGGACGATGAAGGTTGGGAACAATGGCAAGGAAATAAACCCCTAAAGAACGAGATGGATGAATTTCTAACTGTAGATAATGATCTTATTTTACTACAGGATAAGGTAGAATATTTTAAAACAGTATTGTATCAATTAGAACAAATCATCCGTTCTTTGAATAGTCGTACTTGGGATATTAAAAATGCTATTGAATGGAATAAGTTTACTAACGGCATGATGTAATGGCTGATCTTTACGTATCTAAATTAAATGAAGTACATCTTAGAGTAGATTGTGAACCTTCATTAGCACAAGAATTAAACGACCATTTTTCGTTTGAAGTTCCTGGTGCTAAGTTCCATCCTCTCTATAAGTCTCGTATGTGGGATGGAAAAGTTAGACTATTTTCAATGTTCACAAAAGAGTTGTATGTTGGACTTTTAAGTTATTTAGAACACTTTGCAAAAGAACGAGATTATGTAATAGATTATGAAAAGTATATTCATACTGCAGATGCTGTTACTTATGATATAGTTAAAAACTTCTGCGAAGGATTGAAACTCTCATCTAAGGGACAACCCCTTCAAATAAGAGATTACCAAATTGATGCGGTATATCAAGCAATCAATGATGGTAGACGTCTATTATTATCACCTACCGGTTCAGGTAAATCACTAATACTTTATTGTTTGATTCGTTGGAATGAACGATGGAATCGTCGTCAACTTATTCTTGTTCCTACAACCTCTCTTGTAGAACAAATGTATTCTGATTTTCAAGATTATTCTGGTCTTAATGGTTGGAAAGCATCTGAGGAATGCCATCGCATTTACGGCGGACATGAAAAATCAAATCAATATAATGTAGTCATTAGTACATGGCAATCACTATATAAACTGCCCAAGCAATTCTTTGCAGACTTTAAGGTAATTTATGGTGATGAAGCACACAACTTTAAAGCAAAATCACTTACAAGTATACTAAATAAGTGTATACATACTCCCTATAGATTTGGTACTACAGGAACTTTAGATGGCACTAAAACTCACAAACTTGTACTTGAGGGTTTATTTGGTCCTGTTTATAAAGTAACAACAACTAAGAAGTTAATTGAAAGTAAGTCTCTTGCTGATTTAGAAATATTTAATGTTATTCTGCAATATACAGATGAAATTAAAAAAGCAGTAAAAGGAAATTCTTATCAAGAAGAAATGGATTTCATTGTTCAATACGAACCTAGAAATAAATTTATTCGTAATTTGGCTTTAAAGCAAGAAGGTAATACTTTGGTTCTTTTTCAATATGTTGAGAAGCATGGCAAGATACTATATGATATGATAGCAGAGAGATGTGATACTAGAAAAGTATTTTTTGTATATGGCGGAACAGATACAGAACAACGAGAACAAATTCGAGCATTGACAGAAACAGAAAATGATGCTATAATTGTAGCATCATATGGAACTTTCTCTACAGGAATAAATATTAAAAATTTACATAATATTATTTTTGCTTCTCCCTCAAAATCTAGAATTAGAAATCTTCAATCTATTGGACGAGGACTACGAACAAGCGAATCTAAAAAGACATGTAAACTATATGATATTGCAGATGACCTAAGTTGGAAAAATAAAAAGAACTATACGTTGTTACATATGATTGAAAGAATTAAAATTTATAATGATGAGCATTTCAACTATAAGTTAGTAAAGGTATCAATTTAATGTCAGAAGAATTACAATACAAATTTTTAAAATTATCTTCAGGCGACGGCATAATTTGCAAGACTACGGATGATTGCTCAAATCTGTTTGATAGAAAAACAATAAGTATTACTGATCCTATAGTGTTGAATCCTGTTAGAGTTCCTCGAGGAGATGTTCTTGTAGAATCTTATATTATGTATCCTTGGTTTAGTTTTTCGGAAGAAAAAGAGTATGTTATTTCTACTGGACAAATTATTTTTGTATCAAATGTAGAAGACCGATTGAAACAAAACTATATACAATATTTAAAAACACAAGAAGAAAAAGAACAGGAAAATGATGATGATCCCATCATCATAGAAGAAGATGATGACGAAGAAAACGAAAGTTTGTTTGATAAATTACTAAATGCATTAGGAGAAGAAATTCATGAAGAAGAAAGACACGACGATTTTATTACCGGAAGAACTAGAAGAACTTCAAGAACCATCCACTAAGATTCCTGAAAGTTCTCATTACGTAGATAATAAAAAGTTTCTTGCAGCGCTCATTGAATATAAACAAAGCATAGATGATGCGAAAGCTAAAGGTGAGGAACAACCCAGAGTACCTCATTATATAGGTGAATGCTTTATTAAAATTGCTACACATCTATCATATAAATCTAATTTTATTAATTATACTTTCAGAGACGATATGGTTTCGGATGGTATTGAAAATTGCTTGACCGCAGCTGCAAAATTTGATCCAACTAAATCATCTAATCCGTTTGCATATTATACTCAAATTATTTACTTTGCTTTCATTCGAAGAATCCAAAAAGAAAAGAAGCAACAGGCAACTAAATATAAGATTATTGAAAATTTGGATTTTGATTCTCTAATGCAAAATAGTGATGACTCAGAATCGAGTAGACAACTAATAGATTATTTGAAAACTCAATTAGATCAAATTGACCCGGAAAAAAGAGAGACTCCGGCTCAAACCAAAGCTAGAAAGAAAAAGGCTAAAGAGGAAGAATCTAATATTGACTTACTTAACTAAATACATTATAATATATTATGGAAACTAAAGAAGAAGAAATTATGCTCATTCTACAAGAAGAATGCGCAGAAGTAACTCAAGCAATTTCAAAATGTTTTCGCTTTGGTGTTGATAATTTTAAGCCAGGTAAACCGAAAACAAACAGGGAACATCTGGCTGAAGAATTGGGTGATCTACAAGCAATGATTGATTTGTGTATTAAATTTAATATTGTCGGCAGTGAACAGATCAGTATTGCAGCTGATAATAAAATTGCCAAACTTAAAAAATGGTCTAGTATATATGAATAAACTTAAGATATCAGAATTATTTTATAGCATTCAGGGTGAAGGACGTTATATGGGCGTCCCTTCTGTCTTTTTAAGAACCTTTGGTTGTAATTTTACTTGTGGTGGCTTTGGCATGCCTAAGGGAGAACAAAGTAATGAACGATTTAAAATTGACGCAGAGTCTTTTAAAAGTTATAACGACTTGCCTTTGGTTCATACTGGATGTGATTCTTATGCTTCTTGGGATGTTCGTTTTAAGCATCTCAGTCCTGTGTTATCTGTTGACGCTATTGCCGACGCTATCGTGGATACGTTACCGTACAAGGAATGGAAAGACGAACATCTGGTAATTACTGGAGGTGAACCTTTATTGGGATGGCAACGAGCTTATCCTGAATTATTAGAGCATTCTAAAATGCAATCTCTAAACGAATTGACTTTTGAGACAAACGGTACACAAAACATATCAGAAGAATTTAGTACATATCTATTTGAAGAATGGACCAGATTTGGTAGGGAATACTTTAAATTAACATTTTCAGTATCTCCTAAATTATCTGTTTCGGGTGAATCTTGGGATGAAGCTATTAAGCCAGATGTTGTTATGCAATATAATTCTTTAGGTTATACTTATTTAAAGTTTGTAGTAGCAACAGAAGAAGATGCTCTAGAGGCAGAGGAGGCAGTAAATGCTTATCGTAAAGCGGGGTTTGGTGGTCCTGTTTATCTTATGCCTCTCGGTGGCACTGAGCAGTTGTACTCTCTTAATAATAGATCGGTTGCGGAATTGGCAATGAGAAAGGGTTGGAGGTATTCGGACAGACTCCAGATACCATTATTTAAAAATGCTTGGGGAACCTAATGAATAAATTGGCATGGGACATTGAAAAGATGGGGCATGAAATGAGATCGCCCTATAATGATGGATTTACCACATTTGAAATTAAAAAGAAATTATATGAAATTAAATGGGCAGTTCTAAAACAATTAGACAACTCGCCTAATTATGTTGGTGAAAAAGAATGGCTTGAAGAACAGGAGACTAAAAATGGCAAAAAAGAAAATTGAACTATACGCAGAAGCACCTTATAAACAAGGTTACGATTCTGCAAAAGCAAATGAAACATTTTATAATCCATATTCTGATATTGAAGATGCAGAAGCAGATGCAGAAGATTATCAGCGTGGATTTGAAAACGCACTAGAAGAAAATACTAATAAATAATAATGTTACACAAAGGTAACAAAATTCAATCATCATATCCGTGTAAGGAAGGATTCAAAAATGTCATACAACAAGACAAAAACTGACCCTGAGTTGGGTAATTTGGTTCACAAACATTTGGTGAACATGGGCGTAGAAACTCCCACATTTAAAACCTCATTAGATCGCAAAGACAAAATTGCTGAGATTGAGAAAAGCTTCAGCCATATTATGCAGGTGCTTGGTCTTGATCTTACAGATGATAGTCTTATTGAAACGCCTAAGCGTGTTGCCAAGATGTATGTTAATGAAATTTTCTGGGGACTTGATTATGACGCATTCCCTAAATGTACAACTGTAGATAATAAAATGAAGTACAACGAAATGGTTGTAGAACGTAATGTTAATGTGCAATCAAATTGTGAGCATCACTTTGTAATTATTGATGGTCTGGCTACAGTTGCGTATGTTCCAAAGCAAAAGGTATTGGGATTAAGTAAAATTAATCGTATTGTAGAATACTTCTCAAAGCGTCCTCAGATTCAAGAACGTCTAACAGAACAAATTTTTCACACACTACAATTTATTCTTGAGACTGATGATGTTGCGGTACTAATTGATGCACAACACTATTGTGTTAAATCTAGAGGTGTTGAAGATACCGGTAGTTCTACAGTAACAGTTCGTCTCGGTGGAGGATTTAAAACAGATCCATCTGCTAGAAACGAATTTTTAAGTATTGCGAGAATGAGTAAAAAATAATTCTTGGAAAGATAATATGACAGTTAATGTAATGGTTGACTTAGAAACAATGTCAACAAGATCGAATGCTGCAATTTGTTCTATCGGTGCAGTTAAATTTGAAGGCAAAGAAATACTTGATAAGTTTTATTGCACTATAGATATTAAGACTTGTAAAGATGCGGGATTTCATATCTCAAAAGATACAGTCAAGTGGTGGTCAGAACAAAACAAAGAAGCATTACGAGAATTAACTCGTAATAATATTCCATTGGATGAAGCTTTAACAAAATTTTCTGATTGGTTTGGCCCTAAGAGTTTGCCTGTCTGGGGAAACGGTGCGGTATTTGATAACACAATTTTAGCAAATGCTTACTTTAATACTAACAGAGAACCACCCTGGAAATGCTGGGATGACCGTTGCTATAGAACAGTTAAAGCTTTATTCCATTGGGTAAAATCAGATGAAAGAGAAGGCGTATATCATAATGCTCTAGATGATGCTGTTTATCAGACTAAACATTTAATTAAAATTTTAGGTGAGTAATGAAGACATACAAGAAAAGAATTGCCTTTTGTTTAAGCGATCAACATACTATTCCTCACGGGGGTTTAGGTCAATTTGCTAAAAGTTTTATTGAGACTTTTACGCCTCTCGGTTATAAGATAGATATTATTACTGATAAGCCAACAACCGGAGTACCCTTTAAAGAATACTTAGAAAGTCAAGGTGCAAACTTTGTTTGTAATCCTGACCCCAAATCTTATAGTGCACATACTAAAACATTTATGTTTGAGGATTCCTATAACTTTGAAAAGATGTCGGCGTTTAGAGACTCTATGATGTATGCTCTAAATACTAATCTTTATGATATTATTATATGTAATACCTTAGAATCATTCCCCGGTATTTACGCTTTAAATTTGCATAAGTCTATTCAAGTTATTTACTATACTCATAATGAAAGTATGGTATTTCTAGATGATAGAACATGGAAGAATGAATTTACAGAATCGTTTAATGAATTGTTCAATGCTTTAATGAAAGTTAAAGGCATTACTATTGGTACACAGACTAAAAGAAACCTTTTAGAATTGTATGGACAAAAATTGCATAATGCTAAATATCTCCCAATCCCAATGTCTGAAAAATCTTTATTAGAAGAACATCACAAAGAAAGAAGCGGTGTGCTTTGGATTGGCCGTTGGGAGCCTAGAAAAAATCCAGAAGAATTTATTCGTGTTATTAAGGAAACAAAATTGCCTGCAAAGGTAATTACCAATGTAAATGGCGCTAGAAAATTTGAAGCAGCCTTAAAAGAAATTGATGCCGAATATGAAATTAAGATTGGCGTATATGGCAAAGAAAAGGTAGACTTTATCACATCCGCACGGGTAGCATATAACCCTGCAATTAGAGAAAGTTTTGGTCTAGCATTTTATGAATGTATGGGACAATTGCCTACAGTAGCAATAAAGGGAATGTCCTGGTTGGATAATTTTAGTAATCAAAATTATTGGTGCGAGGAAAAGAAAAACATTCCGGGATTGATACTAAAGTTATATGAGGATTTTCCTAATTCTAAAATTTGGTATAGCAAATCTCAACTAAATACTATTGTAAAAGAACATGATGAAGGTATACAAGATTGGATTAATTGCTTTGAGTCATTTACTCCTGTAGAATCTAATTCTACTAGAGCAACAATTAAT